CAGTCGGGTACAGAAGTTGAGGAAGAATACAGGCAATACACTACCGTTTCTACGGGTATAGAATCGCTTGATGAGGCAATGGAAGGTGGGTGGGAAGAAGAAGCTGTAGTCTCCCTGTGGGGTGAATCAGGTTGTGGGAAAACGCAGCTAGCAATGAAAGCTCTTGTTGAGGCTGTGAAGCAAACGGGTAAGCCGGGAATCTACATTGAGACAGAGAAAAACCGATTCCGACCCCAACGTATCCGCGACTTGTCGGACGGTGATGATAAAATTCTTTCTAATATTCACCGTGTCAAGGCATATGGTGTAGATATGCAGTACAATTCTTACCAAAAGGTAATTGATTCCTTTGATGAAGCTAGTATTGTTGTAGTTGATTCTCTAACAGCACGTATCCGTCTGTCTGATGAATTTAGTGATCGTTCTACACTTAGCCAACGTTCTTCCTTATTGGGCAAACACTTAGAAAAGATCGAAGATATAGGTGAATGTCTTAACTGTCCTGTCCTATTCACTAACCAAGCTTACCAAAACCCCGATTCCTATGGTAAAAATGTAATACAGTATGGTGGTGCCCTAATTAGACATACTGCTCAGTTCTTTGTTCATATGTCTTCTAAAGGTGATATCCATGAAGCAGAAGTACAACAACATCCATCTACAGGTGACACTAGTTGTATGATAGATATACAAGAGAATGATGTTGTAGACGTTTCCTAAATTTATATTCTTTTTATAGTTTGTCTTCTCTATACTAGATAGGTAAACATAGAATAAGATAGTCTAAGTTATGATAGTCTAAACTATTATAGTCTATTTAGTATATAGTATAATACTTACTACTAGTTTACAAACGTTTATGAGAAGTATGTATATTAGTCCCCGGTTTATGGGAATAGATTGTCTAGTAAACAAGGTACTATACTAGAGGAATATATCATACTATAACTAGAACAATAATAAACTAATAGACCGCCCCGCAAACAGCACAGCAACAGCTAGGAGATGTATAGTATATAAGAATTACGAATAAAGAATACTCGTTTTTAAACTTAGTAAGGGAAAGATTTTTATGTAGACAGTTATAAATGGTCATATGCCTGAACCAACTCCGAAACAAAAGGAAGTTTTGGAACTTCTGCCTAATACACGGGAATATATTGCGGAAGAACTAAATATTTCTCGCCGGGCTACTAGATACCGGATGAACGCATTAGAGAAAAAAGGATATGAAGTTGAAAGGGATTCTGATGGAGTTTGGAGTCTGAAGGGAATGAGTGAGATAGAAGAAGATAATACCCGTTCTGAAGAAGAAACTAAACCACGTAGGGAAGATGTGTATGATAAGGCACAAAACGTTAAAGATACTCACAATGCGCTAACAAAACTTGAGAAAGAAGTTAAAGAAGCACTTTCTAATACTAACCCTGTTCTAAATGTCTATGACCGTACTGACGGTAACTCTACTCTTGTTTTGCCTCATAGTGATTCTCACGTTGGGGCTGTCATTAAAGACCGTCCCGGTGTTGATTACTACTCTGCTGAAGAAGCGCGTGGAGCGATACGAGAGTATTTTGATAGAGCAATCAACCATGCGTTAGACCGTGGTGATGTTGAGGACGTTGTGTTGATTATGAACGGGGATCATTTAGACGGCGAAGGAATTTTCCCCGGACAGAGACACGAACAAGACGATAACCTCCGTGATCAGCTTCGGAAGGCGGGGAACACGTACATCGAACAGATTTTGAAACTTTCCCGTGAATTTGAGTCTGTAGAGGTTTACTGTGTTCCCGGTAATCATGGGAATATTGACAAGGATAGTACGACAAATGCTGATCTGATGTTGTTTGACTTTATAGAAACCGCATTAGACTATTCTTCCGCTGATAACATTCGTATGGAAAAGGCTAATGCAGCGGGATACAAGACTTTTCATATTCGGGGTTGGAAATACTTCACACGTCATGGTGAGAATTATTTAAAGCACGTTGGTACTTCAAGTGGTATTCGGCGTGTTCTTCAATGGTATGCTAAAGAAAATGGATTTGATGTTGGACTCCGTTCCCACTACCACTCTGTAAAGCTTGAGACTGTTGCTGATGAAGTTCCTATTGTTATGACAGGGACTACAGCGCCTCCTTCTACATTCGCTGAATCAAAGGGGGAAGATGGTGGTGAAACTGCTACATTTTGGTACACTACTGATGAAAGTGCGATTGATTCCTTCCAACACATCAGAATAAACGAGGATTAGTGTTCATTTGACCACAATAAACCAAAAGACTTATAAACCCCCGGCTATTAGTAAGGGTAAGAAGTAAACAATCGCTGTGTTCGCAGAACCTCACCGGGACGGACGTAACAGGGTGAAACCCCGGAGAGAAGTGAACAGTCATTTCTATGTATGTTTGAAGAGTCAATTTACGAAGAAGAAATAGAACAGAATAACGAAATCTGCTCAAATTGTTTTCGGCGTATCAAGTTTAGTATTGAACCACCCGAACGGATTCCTTCTTTCGTTTCGGATGTTCAAGAATATGAACCACACGCTGAGTCCGTTTGGGTTGAAGAAAATAAGCAAGTAGAAGGGAAGGCTGATGCAGGAAGACCGAATGTAAAACGGACAGCCTGTAAGTGTGGTTGTGTTTCCGCTTACACTAAGGTTGATCGTCCTGTGAAAGATTATCAGAAGTATTCTGAACGGATTATTGAAAGGCTCTATGAAGAAGGTTACACGGTAAATGAGTCTCAATTCCTCGACTGTGTTCATTCTTTGAAATCCGACCCCGATTATCAGCATAAACCAGAAGCAATCTTTAACGAAGCAACTGAGTTTTCAACATGACTAATAAGAAATGTGGTAAAAGTCTTACGACGAAAGATGGGAAGTGTACCCGTGATGCCACATTTCCTGATGAGCGGTGTAAGCAACACACCGTTTACGATACAGACGAGTGGAAGCCGAACTACGAGCATGGACTTTATATGGAGCGTTCGGGATACTATGAGAACCTTCCCGAACAAGACAAGAATTGGATTGATTCTATTGTCCAATCGTTTGTAGAACAGGCCCCGTGGAGTGCTGATAATCTCGCAAATCTCAACAAGTTACGAGAAGCTGTCGTTGATATGCACAAGAAGCGACGTGCTGATGAATATATCCATGAACGTGGAATGGCCCAAACAAATACTGACGGATTTCACGAACAGTATGGACCGATTGAAAATCAAAAGGAAAACGTTCTTCACATCACAGCTTCTCGGCTATCAAAAGATTCGCTTCGTGTATTGAAGGATTTGAATTGTCTCCCGGACGAGGATAACAGTAGCAACGATCAACCGGATTCGTTAATTGACCAATTCTCTGATTTTGACTGATTATGGATATACCCGATGAAGCAAAAAGGGTTATTAGAGATAACCCATCTGAGTTTGTTAATCGGGTATTAGGTGTAGAACCATACGCATATCAGAAAGACTTTCTCAATCATTCCTCAAACCGGAAACTCTTGGTTGGTGGTCGGCAGATTGGTAAGACCACGATGCTTTCGTGGTTAGCTATTCACCGTTTCGTTACTCAAAAGGACACTAACGTTCTTATTATTGCACCTACGCAACGGCAGGTTTGGAATTTTCTTGAGAAGCTAAAGTCCGAAATCTCTGAATGGCTCGATAATCCTGATCAGTACGGGATTGAATACGAGAGTAAATCTGAAATCCGTGCATCTAACGGGAGTAAGATTTTTGGACTCCCTGCTGCTGGTAAAGGTGACACAATCCGTGGTTTTACGGTTGATACTGTCATTGTTGATGAAGCAGCCTTCATTGATGATGAGATATATACTTCTGTCCTTCGTCCCATGCTGTTTACTACGGAAGGTGAGTTTATCCTTTCTGGTACTCCGTGGGGTAAAGAAGGATACTTTTATAAGAAGTATGAAGAGGCTGATGATCCTGAAGTTGATTCCCCGTGGCAAACGTGGCAAATTGCCACAATGGAAAATCCCGACGTTGGGCCTGAACAAATTAAAGAATCTCGTCGTGAGTTAACCCCTAATGAGTACGACAGAGAGATTCTTGGTGAGTTTGCCGATAAGAAGAACGCCTTCTTCAAAAACGCTACAATTAACCGTTGTTTAGAATGGACAGGGAATTACAGGCAAGACGTTGTTTACCCCCCACAGGACACAAGAAATTGTTATATGGGCGTTGACGTTGCTTCTGGTGGTGATGCAAGAGCTATCTTCACCTCTGTAGATGTTGAGGGTAACGTCTTTGAGGTAAAGAAAGAGACTAAGTGTGAATTGCCTGAGGTGGAGGGAATCATCAGAAACAAAATCAACTCTGATGATAGGAATTACATTAAAGTCTTGATTGAAGAAAACGGCTTGGGTGAAGGTCCGGTTAACAACCTTGAGAGAGAATTTAGTTGTGTTCAAGGTTTCCGAACAACTATCAGGAGCAAGGAGTCTATTTATACTGAATTTAAGAACGAAATGCAATCTGGTAAGGTTTTCTTACCGGATATCCGAGAATATAAAAAGGAACTTCGTTCTATTGAGTATGAGTTAACTTCCGGTGGTAATCAGAAGATATACGCGCCCGGACGTAAAAACGACGACTTTGCTGACTCTATTGCGCTTGCTTTTGCCGCTAAGAGCGACAAAAATCACGTTGAAAGACAAGCTCACGGTTATACGCCTCAGAGTAGTAGTACACGGTCACAGAATATTAAGAATAATGGAATGAGATTTACTTTTAATTAACTATGGGAATTTGGGAAGAACTACGAGAAAGAGCATCGGTTGTTGTAGAGGAATTAGGAACACCGGCAGGTGAACCCGATGCTCGTTCGATTGATCAAAGAGTTGCTACTGTTCGTAGTTCTACCACCGAAAAGCACCGTCTTGACCGACAAACGCTTGAAAGGTATTGGGAGCTTTATACGAACGTTCCCATCGTTCGTGAACCAATCCGTTCCTTTAGCGGTGAGGTTATGGAACCGGGCTACTACGTCGATGCAGAAAATGAAGAGCTAAAGGAAGAACTTGAGGATTGGTTAGAAGCTTGTGCCATTATTTCTGGTGAGTCTGATCAAGACTTTGGTGAGTTAGCTCGCAAATCTATTATTCAGAGAGAGGTAAAAGGTACCTGTCTTATTGAGAAGGTATATACTGAAGAGGACGATGATGTTATTTATGGTTTCAAGCTTATGAAGCCTGAAACCGTGCGTGCGTTTACGTATCCCGGACAGTCTGTTCTTCTTGACCCCGAAGATGAGGAATTGGCTGAAAAGGCCGGAGATACTAAAACACGCAACTTTGATGCCCGTTGGTCTGATTATACACTTAAACTTACTGATAAAAGAGAGCCAGCGGCATACGTCCAGTACGATGAGGAGCTAACCAGTAATATTGACCGGCAGTACCAGATTCCGTTCCGTCGTGATGATATTATTAAAATGACACGGGACGAGGATGTTGGTGAAATTTTTGGTACCTCTCGTCTTGCCGCTGCTGAGAACCGTATAGAAAGTCTTCTAAAGAAACTCGATGATAACGACAAGGCTATTGAGTCGTTAGCTCACCCATTCCAACTTTTTCAATTCGGTTCTGAAGATGATGTTTGGGAACCGTCGAAGATTGACTCCTTTATGAACGCCCACCGGGATGATGATTTTGAACCCGGAATGAAGCAGGGTGTTCAAGGTGATGTTTCGGTTGAAACTGTTTCCGGAGAGGTAGCTGAAATCGAAGAATTCCTTCAGTTTGATATTAATTGGATTATTTCTGAAATGCCTCTCCCCAAGTATGCTCTTGGTGGTTTTGAGGAAAACGTTAATCAATTTGTCTCACGATCTCAGGAAACAAGAATTGAAAAGCAGATTTCTGAAGCACGGAGAGAACTTCAGGACAAGTTTACTTCTGTTCTTCAGGATAAAGCACAAGAGTTAGGTTACTCTAAAGATGATGTAAATGGTCTTGTTATTGGTGAAGACCCTCAAGACTTAGGAATTCAAGAAGTTAAGGATCGGATGGAGGAAGAAGAAAAGAATAATACAGGTGAGAGTGGTACTGATTTCACCCGACCACCTGCTTCATCTGAAGATTCTCGCGTTGAAGAGAATACACTTTCTTATTTTGATGATGCTTCCGTAGAGGAATTACAAGCTGCTGATGTAGAAATTTCTCCCGATACCCCACAAGAAGAGCTTTCGCAGATTGCTGAGAACACGCTTAGGTTTGTTCGGGATAGGCTTATTGGCAAGTTGGAAGAACACAAGAGAAACAAGCCTGAAAGGGCAATTGCCTCCCTGTCTTCCGGGTATGAACGGATTATAGAGCAAGAGACAAACCGTATGTTTGCGGGTTCGGGACAAAATGACTTTGAGGAGTTGTTTGAGTCATTTACTGAGGAAACTGTTTCTGAAGTAGCAGAGCTTTCGGAAGATGGTGTTGTTACAAACGCTTCTGATTACGAACTTTCCCGTATATACAGAAAAAACTTCCTTGATAGTGTAGAACAAGCTGCTGGTGAAATCTCACGGGACGTTCTTCAGTACACGCGAAGAACCCTTCCGCAAGGTGGGAGTATTGAGGAAGTTAAGGAGAGAATTCTTGATAAATATACGGAAGAAAAACTTTCCAACCGTGCTGAGTTGATATCCTACATGGAGAAACACGATGCAGAGCAAACCTTACACCTGAGTAAGTACAAGGATGCAGAAGATATCATTGGTTTCCGTGTAGTGAATGATTCTGATAGTAAGGCATCTATCTGTGAAGAGTTAGAAGGGAAGGAAGCTTATTTTGATTCTGAAGAGTCTATTCAAGAACAACTATCTTCTACTGTTTCTCAGGAAAGTACACATACAGGATTTTCACCTCTCCCCCCGACTCCACCGTACCATTTCCGTTGTGATAGCGAGATAGAACCTATTTATGAGGAATAACTATGACTGTACAAACAAAAAGCACTAATTCTGGATATATTTCCCCCAAGCAAAATAGTAACTTGGGTGATGGCCTTTATCCTGTTCATGGTATAGCTATTGGAGAAGGGGATGTTACTGTCGGTCATCTTTCTGAGGAACGGAAGAAGTGGACACAAGAAGCCTTACAAGGTACAGGTCGCTATCTTGTAGGTAAACATATTGTCGTAAACCATCAGAATAAGGACGCTTATGATGTAATCGGTGAGGTTACAAAAGCTGCTTACAAGCCCGGAGTTGGACTCATTTATCAAGGTCATATTGATGATGAGGAAATCGCTTCTAAGATTCAAAATGGTTGGCTTGATGTAAGTCTTCGTATTCTTCACTCTGATAATTTTGAAGAAAACGATGAGGGGACGAAAGTTATTAATGAAGTTTTAGGGTATGATAACTTATCTGTTGTTCGTAAAGGTGCTGCTCCTTCCAACACAATCAATCCCGGAGAGCATGATGAATTGAGTGTTGCTGAGTTAGCTGAGTTTACAGATGAACTTGCGACAGACAAGGAGTGGAGGGAAGGAGATTATGTCCAATGGGGTTCCTCTGGTGATAGGAACGCAAAGGGTAGAGTGATTGATTGGACTGATGATGGAACGTTTTCTGATAGGATTGATGGTGATCAGTCAATTGACGGTACAGAAGAAGACCCTGCTGCTTTAATCAATGTCTATCAACCAACCGATGAAGGTTGGGAAGAAGGAGACACTACTGTAGCTCATAGATTCTCTACACTAAATGAG